CGGTGATACATGCATATCGAACTTGGTGGCATCAAGTCCGATTGCAACCGGGTGGGCGAAAGTGTTCCACTTTCCCCTGGCAATTCTACCAATGTCATCAACATTGAAACCTTTCATAACTGTGGGACCATCACCAAAAACATGTTTAATAGCATCATAGATGTTATGTTCACACGCTTTGATGTAGCGCCCCAAGCACAGATTATACGCCGGGTCTCGTGGTTGAATGCATCTCGGTGCCTTCTCCGGATTGACGAGTTCCATCTTCACGAATGCTATCGAGCAAGCATCACTACGTGAAAGACCTTGTCGCTCGAGTTTTCTAAGAGCATTTGAATAGATGGTATGGCGACGACCCACATACGTATCAACAGTTTGTTGAAACGTTAAAGGGGTGGTTTCCGTCATACTCTCCATCAACCTCCGTTTGAAAGTCTCGAGCCTTCCAGTAAACAGATCCATGTTTACTGGCGGTGGAGCTACAAAGTCATCCCCGACCTTGCAGTAGTACATACGCGTTAACATCGCGCACTCCAGTGTGTTTATATCAGCATTATTGACCCCGAGATCCAAGTTGGGTGATAACTCCTTAATAGAGAACAACTTGCGGGTTTTGGCCACTTCCTTAGCGTGCCGGTCTACGGTGAGCCTAGGCTCCGAAAGATCACTCTTATGGGAACCACCGTAGGCCACGCCAAGGCCTCCTCAGCCCTTTTCTTCGCGGACCGGGCCGCGGGAAAAGGACTTCCAAAGACTTTGCCAAAAAGTCTTTGGTGATGCGTTCTCAAAATCGTCCACTCTATCCTTGACGATGTTACTCGCCCGGATCCGTGCACCTCGAATGTCATAATCATCAGGGATGAACACCCCAGCAACTATCAACTCAATAGCACGACGAATGTGCGTTGGCCGTACCCCATGCTTCACCATAATCTGATTTGCCATGCGACGCACGGCTAACAGATTGGCTGCATTATTCTTCGGTACTCCAAGACGATTCTTGATCTCCGCCACCACGGAGTAAACATATGCCTCTTGCATATGTTTATGGACACGTCGATGGTTCTTAACCTCAACCACATCTTGACAGATGGTGAAGTTGCGCGACGGTCCAGCAACCACGGCTGATTTAACAACCGCTACGTCTGGTGCCACCACCACGACGTTTTCCAATACCGGGGCAATCAATTGTTCAACAAGGACTTCCACCTCTTTTAACAACACATCGCCTTCTTGCAACAAGGTGTCAACCTCGTTCAAGGGTCCAATAAACCCAGTATTTGGACAGACTACAGTCCCAATGATCAAGAAAGGCACTTCAGCCTTCTCTTTAATCATCTCCGCATATGTTACGGGTCCATAAAACACAAGATTTGTGTCTTCTTCAGTGCTATCGTGCACTGGCAGCGGGGATTGCTCCCCGGAAACGGTGGAATTGTTATCAACAATTTCCACCACATCAGCACCAGTTGTCACATGGTGCTGCTTCGCCAAATGGGTGTATTCAAGGCACTCGACCGAAAGGTCATCGTGCTCTACAAGCAATTGGCGGGTCGCCACAACGATACCATCTTCATCCACTGTGTGGCATCGAACGTACACATTCACGAAGCGAGAAACTTCCGCATAAATGCTACTGTACGTACTAGCCTCAAAAGTGAAGGGGTACAAAATGATTGGGATTAAACCTATAATCATTGTAACGAGGTGATTACTACTCACCTGGGAACACAACAAACGTGG